AACAACTCAGTTGCCAGGAGAGGTACTCTTTCAACCCCTCTGCACCACCGGGATAGTAGTCGAGGTTGTTGGTCTTGTGGTCAACAAGGTAGATGCCACCTTCCTTATCGCACCAAATGCAGTCAATTTGCGAGGCGAAATTGCCGTAACTCACGGTGAATTCGCTCGCAATGGTCTTGCAGGCACGAGGCTTCGCTTTGCGGTAATACGCGAGTTCGGCGCTCACATCCTGTGCGGGCAATATGCCGGCGGTGGGATGCTCCTTCTCGGGGAACTGGGTCAACTCAATGCCCAACTCGTCCCATGTCTGTATCGCCTTGTGGACGCAGGTGCCGTAATACCCGGCTTTCGGGATCTGCACCTTTTTCACATAATCGCTTGCGTCGGGATAGACACCGAGCAGCAGCACTGCGTGGATTAACCCTGTGATGCCAGAAAGTTCGGCATCGCCACGGAGGTAGCGGTGAGTCTCCTCGTTGAACACTACCTCCGACTGCTTTAAATCCGCTCTTGTTATCATGACGTAGTAATTATTGTGGTTTCGGGTACTGCTGTGCCATCTCTTGGAGGGCGTTCATGAACGCTGAACCTTGTTCGGTGGGTACGACCTTGCTCCAGTCTCGCCAGCACTTCTCAAGTTCGTCACGGCTCTTGACGGCCTTGATTTCGGCGACGGCTTGGTCAATCTTGGCTTGCAGTTCGTTCTTGGCTTGTTCAGCCTCCTCCTCGGGGAGGTCTTCGCCGGCGTAGATGTAGAGGCCGAGACCGAACATTGCGATGTTCTTGGCGAGGCAGCGCATGATTGCTTTGTTGACATCGAACATGGTCGCAGCGTCAACAAACTTGTCGCCGTACTTGGTCTTGTAGGAGTAAGGCACGGCTTTCATCGCTTTGTTAGTGGAGTTCATGACGGGCAGCCACATGGTGATTGTCTCGCCGCTGATAGTGACCGAGGTCTCGACCATGATGCCGAGTTGGTCATCGTTGAGGTAGGGCTTGTCTCCCCAGTGGCGCACCTCGTAACTTGCGTCGGGGAAATGTTGCTTGACTTGGCCCCATGCCCACACCCATGAGAGATAGGTGAGGTACTTATCGCTGCCGTCGGGGTTCTTCTCGCCGGACTTCTTCTTTTCAACGTGTTCATTCACGTTGATTGCGTTGAGGGTCTCGAAGACACTCTTCTTTACTTTGGTTTCTGCCATAGTAGTAAAATTAAAACGTTTGACTTATAGTTATTTGTAATTTTGAATTACACTGTAAAATTAGCGTTTTATGACGATAGACGCAAACAGATTGAACTCTATTTTTCGTCAACCAACGCTATTTAACGTAGTTGTCAAGGTTTGTCAAGGCAACAGAAAAAGAGTGCCGCAGCCGTCACGGAAACGGCACTCACAACTAATTAACCTTCTAATACCATTAACATAAACCTTAAAAACTAATACCATGAAGTAGATTGCGGCTCACCCCGGCGCGAACCGGGCAGGGACGTGAAAGTTTGCGGTCAGAGGCGGAACGCTTCACAGCGGCAAGCCCCTTGTGATAGATAGAAAAACCAGTCCCCGGCTCTCATGAGCGAGAGCCATACATTCAGTTCGTCTCGTCCTCCTTGCGCCACTCCTCAAGCGTGTTCCAAATGATGTTCACGATCCACAGGGCACCGGCACACCAAATGAACCAAAGGAAATAGGTTGAGAGGGGTGCATCATCGGTCGGCGTGAAGAACACCGATAAAAATAAGACGCTTGCCAAGATTGAAAGAAATGTTTTCATTGCTTTGATGAATTAAATGTTTGACTTGTGTGACTATTTTGCAGGTCTGCAATGCTGCAAGACCTGGGCGAGATTGTATCGCCATTTTCCGTTTTGTGCGTTCACCTTGTCGGCGCACTCGATAGCACCCGACAGGTGAAGTCGCTGAAGTTTACGCTCTCCGCCCACAATGCGGGCGGCTTTCGTCTTGCCTATCGTCATCGTCGAGGTCACTGCGAGGATGTTCCCGAGCAGCCTGTTCTCTATAGCTGCCCGTTCCATCACGCAATTCTCCTGACGGTGACCGTTCCTTCTTCCTTGTCGGTGAGTGTTGACCACCGACATCCTGCTTGACGCTCAGGCATGAGGTGGTTGTAAAGTGCCACCCTTATGTAAGGCGTCTTCTCGATGGGGAACTGCACTTCGTCCCCGATGTTCATCTCTCGGATAGTCCCGACGATGTTGTCATGTGCGATTGTTACTTCCATAATTATTATAGTGGTTGTGAATTTTTCAAATAGCCGTGAGGCAGGGCATTACCCCACGGCGGTTGAAGTCTTGACGGTCGGAAATCTTTCGTAACTTTGCAGTCGCTAACAAATCAAAATTGAAAAATCATGGACTTAAAGACTTTCGTTAAGGAGACCCTCACGCAGATTGCGGAGGGCGTGAATGAGGCAAAACCTATTGTTCAAAATGCTGGTTGCTATATCATTGATAGAGTCCCAAATTCTATTGGTTCCAACATACCCAATGCTAATGGACCTGACAATAAATTGCATCCAGTGAGCAAGATTGATTTCGATGTCGCAATCTGTATTGACGAGGAACAAGCAGCAAAAGGCGGTGCTTTTCTTGCAGTGGCTTCATTGGTAGGTGGTATGAATAAAGAGAAAAAGAATAGTAATTCAGCGTTTAACCATGTCGTTTTCTCTATATATATGTCCGTGCAATGAGAACTGCGTAATACTGGGACAATTGGTATCTCGGCACTCTTTGACTGGTATCTCGATTTTCCTGAAAAGTAGTATTCCGAGAAAATAAATTCGCTTTTCATAGATGCCGCTTTTGCTTCCAGCGCTATAGTATCGTATTACCTTTATCATAATTAAGTTGTCTTGGTAAGGGCGGAGGCGGCAGGACTCGAACCTGCGCGGCGATTGTTTCGCCCTGGCGCATTAGCGGTGCGCTCCCTTAACCAACTTGGGTACACCTCCATTGTAGGGGCATTTGTGGCGGCACTGCCCCTGTGTGCCGTGAGATTGTTACAGCCACATATATTGTTGAGCTTTGGTCGGCTCATTGATTGTCTGCATTGTTTAGTGAATACACCGGGCGGTCATGTTCGCCGCCGCCCATCAGCGCCAGTCTTTGGCATGACTGGGATTTCGCTCACCTCGTTTTCGCTTGGCGCGGGATTTCTCCTTATTGCTCATTCTGCTCCCCGCTCCTCTGACTCTCGTCGGGGTACGGCTCTCGGCAATAGCGGTACTGGAGGCTCGCTCATCGCTTGACTTGCCGACGTGCAGTCATCGGCAGTATCATGCGGAAATTACCAAACTGTCAAAGAACTCTGCTGTTCACCCTTTCGGGTATTGCTTTGGTCCGCCGGTTGGATTTGCACCAACGTCCTCCGTGGGGCATCACGGCGCTCTCCTCACTGAGCTACGGCGGAAATTGTGGTTTTGGCTGCTTCTGACTTTCCGTTTCACTCCTCGCCAGTGCGAGGCTTAAACATAAAGTCAGCCCATTCCTCGATGAATTGCCTACCTGCGTAGGCTGCGAGTTCACGAGTTCTGAAGGCAAGCCGCGCGACGACATAGCTGTACGAGTTCGAGGAAGCGCTGTTCGCGCTCACGCAAACGAAGCCGCAGCACGAGTCCGTGTAGCTGCCGGAGCGAAGAAGAACACAACGCCCTTTTTTCTCATCGTCTAACTTGTCGTACTCCTCTTTGGTATAGAAGTAGAACCAAGGGAAGTAACGGTATTCGCCTTTCTCGAACTTAGGTTCCCAGCCCTCATGGAGGGCAGCGACGATGATACGGAGTTTGAGGTAGGCATAGAGGTCGTCTAAAATAATATTGCCATCTGCTACTTTCAAGTATTCTTTTACAAGCGGATGCTCATCACCAAGCGCATTGCAAGCATCGGTAAACGTCTTGATACGTTCGGTTACTGGACGGTTATCTACTTTCGGTTCATCCACAAGAGTGAGGACACCGTTAATCCACTCGGCACGTTTGCCGTCGGGAACAGGGATAGTTATTTGTTTACTCATGGTTACTGTGCTTTAGAGGGTTGTGGTGGACTGATGTTAGAAATTCTCAACCATTGCGTTTAAGAGTTCTTTGGCGGAAAGGTAACTGTTGATGGGAAGGGAGCGGACGATTTGCTTCAAGGTGGCTACCTTTTCTTCCTCTTGTCTCCAGTAGTTGCGGAGTCGCGAGGCGCTCTCCTGTTCCTCTTTCAACTTCTTCTCGAGAGTAGAAACCTTTTCCATTAGCGACTCACGCTCGGCGATGAGGTTGGCGTTACTCTCGCGCAGCTCGTTCAACTCCTTTGCGGAGATTTCGACCATGTTCTCGTTCTCGGTGGCCTGTGAGGTGGTCTCATTAACCTGCTCCTCGTTGAATTTTTCTTTGCTCATAGTCGTAAAACTTTTATTAAGCATTTGAATTAAAATCGTTTGCGGTATCAAAAATTCTTTGTAACTTTGCCTCGTGATTGATAGATAGTGCAAAGTTAATACCATTTGGCAATATGCACAATACCAAATGGAAAATATTTGCCAGAAATTAAGGTTTTTTAAGAATTGCGCCCACATAAAGGGTATAAAAGTTTGCGGTTATGATACAACAAAGATTAAAAGCGGTTATCGCTTACAGCGGACTGAGCGACACAGCATTCGCAAAGAAAATAGGAATGCAACAGATAACTTTGTGGCGTCAACTCAACGACCAACGCAAAGTCAGCCTCGAAACAATAGTGTTGGTCGTCGAGGCATTCCCCGAGATTGACGCAAACTGGCTGCTTCGTGGTGTTGGCAGTATGCTCGCAGACAACGAAGCGCAGGAAAAGCGCCTCGACAATCTCATTGACGTTATCTCAATGCAGCAGGAAACCATCAAGAACCTCCAAGAAAAAATCAAACAACTTCAAAATCAATAAATCATGAACAAGGTATTAGCATTTATCATGGTGCTGCTGCCCCTTGCGGCATGCGCTCAGGTAGTTGGCTCGTTCTCCAACCAGCACGCAAAACGGAACGACCTCACAGTACAACTCCTCAAAAAGGACAACAAACCGTCTTATGTCCGCTTCGATGCTCAGACCAAAAGAGGCTACGGCGAAGTGTGGGTCAAGTACAAAGACCTCGCCAAGTTCCGGCAGGCTCTCATCGACGCACGCGACAAGTATGTGGAGTGGTCACAGGTAGCAGACGCGAACAATGTCAAGAACTTCCGCAAGGAAATTCCCGTCAAGTTCCCGAAACCGATATACTGGTGGGAGATTGCCGGTGACCGCTTCTACGATGACTACACAGGCTGGAAAATGACTTTCTCTGCCACCGAGAACAACCGCTTCGCGTTCATGCTCGCCGAAACGAAGCACATGAAGAACCGATACATCACCGAGAACTACGAGATCGTGTTCTCATGCGTGGAGGACTTCAACTCGCTTATCGACCTGCTCGACCCTGCAAAGGTTGACGCGGTTGTCGGTGACCCGGTGGACGAGTCGCTGTTCAAGTAAAATAATTGCCGAATTATTGTCGGGGAAGTTTTCGCAATCACCTCGCCCCGGCAATATTCGGCTCGCTGCAAGCAAGTTATTAAGCCATTTTTTGGTCAATGCCCAAATTTGCACTAATTTTGCTCATCTGGCACTCCAAAAACCGCTTAAACACTTGTAAGTAGCGAACTTTTAACGACTTAATCAGTAAAATTAAACGGAAACAACCCCAAATTTGAGGCTATCTGATTGCCGAAAAATTGCCGAATTTGGCCGTTTCGTTTCCATTTTATTGTCGTAAAAAACGCTACAAACAATGGCAACACTATCCCTTACGGTCGTCCCAGGCAAAGCACTCAAGGACGGCAGGCACAAAGTCCGCATCGCGGTGGCCCACAACAGCCAGACGCGATACATCCTCACGGACGTGATCCTCAACTCAACCAAAGAATGGAAGAACGGCAAGGTGGTCAAGCGAGGCGACTCCACCTACCTCAACTCTAAACTGCTCCAGCGACTGCAAGAGGTGCAGCGCATCATCGACGAGACCCCATACATCGAGGGACTGTCCTGTGCAGAGCTCGTGACCTGCATACTCCATGCCCGGTCGAAGAAAACGCACACGCTGCGCACCGCCTTCGATGAGATGCTGGAGGTATCATCGGCCAAAGAAACCACAAAGGAACGCTACCGCACCCAGTTCAAGTCTATCATTTCGGTTATACCCGAAGACACGTTCGTGACGCACCTCTCTCCGCTCATGGTGCAGCGCTTCATCAAGGTGCGAGGAAAGGAACTTGCGCCCATCACCCTGCAGACGCAGATAACCCTGCTCTCGCAGATCGTCAAGTTCTGCCAGGCGAACGGATACACCGACTTCCGTGTGTCGCCGACGCATGGTTTCTACCAACGCATCGTCGCCGTACGGCAGAACTGGCTCACCCCCGACCAAGTGCGCTTCATCCGCGACACCGACACAGGCAGACGTGGCTACAACAAGTTCCGCGACCTGTTCATGTTGAGTTACTACCTCGGAGGCGTGAACATGATAGACCTCGCAACCATCAATTTCAACGAGTGCGCCGACACGCTGCACTACGTCCGCACCAAGACGGAACGCAAGGCGAAGGTCAACCCCTTCGTGGAGTTCGACATCCCCAACGAGGCGAAGCCCATCATCGCCAAGTATAAGGGCGAGGACGGTTTCTTGAAGATGTATAAGGCATCTGATGAAGACCAGTGCCACTCCATGATGCGCACCGTGCAATCCTATCGTGACGACTACGACATCCCGGGGCTCACGTTCTACTCCGCACGCAAATCTTTCGCCCAGCACGCATTCGCCCTGGGAGAGAACGAGAGCGTGATAGACTACGTTCTCGGTCACTCGCTCGGTGGATCTCGCAACAAGATGCTGTTCGCCTACATCAAGGTCACGCCCGCTATGGCGACCGCCTGCGTGAGAAAAGTGTGCGACTTTATCGCCTCAACGAGAAATTTTTAGTACCTTTGCAGCGCATTTGGTTCATCTGCAAAGGTGAATTAAAATGTTTGACTTGTGTGACGCTGGGCCGCGAGGTTCGGTGTCACTATTTTTTTGACTCGTTGCCGATGACGTGTTGACTTTTCACGAAAAAAGTAACACAAGGCGAACCTTATGCTACTTTCTCGGTAATATTAGGTGTAACGCAAGAATACCTAAGTGCTGTTGAAAATGCGTTGCGCCCCTGCTTTTGCCCGGCAGGGGCTTTTTATAATCCGTTAAGGTCTATCTTCAAGTCCAACGCCCGGCACAGCTTGCCGAGGATGTCGATTGATACATTGTACTTGCCATTCTCGATTTTAGTGATGTTCTGGTACGACACACCGCTGCGCTCGGCAAGTTCACGGATAGACAAGCCCTGTCTGCGGCGAGCATCGGCAATGAGTTGGCCGATACGGCTGCGGTTGATATACCTTGAAGCATCGCTGCGCTCCGCCAATACATCGGGGTGATACAAACGCAGCCAGTCACCGAGTTCACGCACAGCAGTAGCACAGTCCAACGGTGACATATCTTCAAGAGGCTTATATTCCACGCTGTCGGGGAACACTCCCTCCATGAAGATAAAAACCATGTTTGTCTTCCTGTCTGCTGCGACAAGCCAGCCATCGCGTTCTTGTGATGGCGAAAGGACAAAACGCTGTGGATCGTCCGGCACTTCCTTGTACTCGCCGATGTAAGTAATGTCAACGTTCTTTACGTCGTCATGCGAAGCGATAAATTCGACCGCCTTCTCGTTTGTCATTATGCGCTGGAGCGCATCACTCTGGTTCCATGCGGCGACTTTGGATTGGATTTGGTCGCCATCGTTAAATGTGATGATTACTTTGTACTGGTTCATATCTCTGCTTTTGAAAATTCTCTATTGCTAAATAACTCGGCAAGCCCCGAGAGTTGTTTGAAGCGCAACAACTCATCAGCGTCCATACCTATCTCTTTCATGATCCACGCGTCGCTCATACCTGCTTTCTTCAACTCGCTGACAATATTCATCATCAACTCTATTGAATGGCTGCCTCGGGCGCGATTATGCCGTATGGTACTGGCCATGCGATTGCTTTTATTCTTGTCTATGATACTGCACGGAAGCTTCCCGCCCTCACGCTCGTAGATGTCGCGATGCAACAACATGGTGGTGTAGCGGTGATAGCCGTCAACTATCTCATATTTGCCATTGCCAAGCGGATAAACCACAATCGGCATGGTGTAACCATCCTCCTTGATACTCTCATATAGCAACTTCATCTCGGGAGGCGCAACATGGTTGGGATTGTAGCTGTTAGCCTGTATGTCCTCGATAGGAATGGCCACAATGTTGTAAACTGGTGATTTCATAAGTCCTTATATTTTTCTTGAATAGCCTTTCTTCTTCTCATCTCGTCTTTGGTCAGTGAGAAACCCATGTACTTGCAAAGGTGGTCGTTCTTGATGATGCAGATACACATCCGCTTATAGGTTGGGATGTCCTTGAACTCCTTGATGTCAATGTCGTCGAGGTACTCCATGCGCACAGGTTTCTTGCTGGTCTTGTAGTTGGTGCCATCACCAACCGCTATATCTACTCCGGCGGCTCTCAACTCAGCAATCGTCTCATCGGACAAGCAACCCCCACGCTCACGCCAAAACTTGATACTCACACCAAGCTTGTAGAGGTAGTTGTTCCTCGTCTCCTCCGGCAGCGTGTCAAGTAGGAAGTACATATACTGCTTCCAGGTGAAGTGAGGTGGCTTGGTTATCTTCTTCCAGCCCATTGCCGTGGTCCCTCCATACAAGCCGGTGAAGTTAACCCCGTTTACCCTGCCAACAAGCAGCCCCCATGTGTCGGGTTCCAGCACCTTGTAGAGTTTCAGCGCATCCTGGGCGCAGTCGTTGAATGGGGACGCGACACGCATCTTAGCCAACGGAACACCGGCAAGATACATGAGGTCATAAACTTTGTTGTAGTCGTAACCGAAACGTGCATTGGCTGTCCATACATCCTCAACAGTCCAGTCAAACAATGGGTACGCATTGATAAGATTGTCGGTAATAATAGTGGTGTAACGCGCACCTTTGTACTCATTGACAGCAAAGCGTCTATTCATTGTGCGCCATCGGTTCAAAGACTCCTGCGTGCGTATGCCGACCAGGAAACACACTTTCTTGCCGGCATAGACAGCCTTGCCGAACTTAATGTTGAAGTCGTAGTCGCTAATCTCGTAGTCAAAGTGCCACGGAAAATTGCTTTCGTTGATGACGTGCTTTGTTGGCATTGGTCTGCACCATATTGCTTTGTCGCTCATCTTCCACGGCTGCCAGTACGCCTGAAACATGGACGTTGAGCACTGGGCCTTGATGGGTAGGCACACACGAAAGCCCTCCACCTCGGCAGGCAGCGCGTCAAATACCCTGTCAACATATTCGGTGGTCTTGGTGTACTGAGCCTCATAGTCCATGTGGTAAACTGCAAGTCTGCCGAGGTTGCCCGTGCGTCTGGCATAGTCCATCGTGATCGAGAGCATTACACCGCTATCCTTGCCGCCGCTGAACGACACCACCACCTTGTCGAACTCGCTGAAAACAAAATCCAGCCGTTGTATCAATGCGTCATATACGTTCATAGGTCTTGCTGCAGTTGTTCTTTGGTTGCTTTCTTGAAATACTCGCTCATAGTAACCTTCTTGTCGATATTGCGGTCAATGAGGTGCTCAAGTCCCACATCGCCCGTGAGGTCGAAGTAGATGCAGTCGCGCTCTTGACCTGTGCGGAACGTGCGGCGTGTTGACTGGGTGCGCAACGCATAGTCCCAAACCTTGTCGAAATAGATGGTCACGTTGTACTCTTGCAGATTGAGGCCGAGGCTGTCCTTTTGATATGACAGCACCAGGCACTCGGGGAACAATTTCTCGCAGAACTCACGGCTCTTGATGAACTTGCAGAAGATGATCGTCCGCTTTGGGTCAACGTCATCCTCGTCCAATATGCGGCGCACCTGCTCAAACTTGCTCTCTGTACAGCAATAGGTGTGCTGCATCTTCTGCGTCATCTCCAAGAATATGTTGTTGTTGCGCCACTCCAGCATCTCATCATCGAGGAACTTCGCCTTGATACGCTGGTATTCCTCACGGCTCTCATCGTCCACCTCATAGTCATACGAACGATAGTGCTGGGTGATGTTGAGGTGCAGGTCGGCCTTGAACACATAATGCCGGATAAGCGAGTAGAGGTAGTCCACGTTCTCGTAGCCGGTGATGAATTCTTTCGTGTAGGTTCGCCATCCGTTGGTCTTGGTGATCCTCGTCCACTCGCAGAAGGTGTTTTTGAACTGTGCGAGGCTCATGTTGAGGATGAGCGGCGACAGGAACTCCATCTGCGACCACAAGTCAAGCAGGTTGCGGCTCAGTGGCGTGCCATTGAGGATTAACTTGTACTCCACTCGCTTGCCTATTTCCAGCAGCCGCCTTGTGCGCTTAGCCTCAGCGTTCTTAATCTTCAGCGACTCGTCCACCACCACGAATGGGCTGGTGTGACGCTCCAACTCGTTAATAGCTTCCAAGTAGATGCGGTCACTGCCGCTGATGCTCTCCACACCGATATATTTGACTGGCATCTTAAACCCGCCCTGGTTCTCCACTTCGGCAGGAACGTGCCCCTGCCGTATGGTCTGCAATGGGCCGAACCACAACACGAAGTCGCACGGAGAGGCGTTCACAATGTCCACCGCTACTTTGGTCTTACCTGTGCCGGCCTCCATGAACAAAGCGCCGACCTTCCAGTCAGCGAGGTGGCACTTTGCGTCTGTCTGGTGTTGCAGGTCGTTCATCGCTTTAACGTGGCAATCTCGTTGTTCTCCTTAGCAGCCACCTTTGTGGGCTTGTGCCTCTCAATCGTGTAGTCGGGCAGGCGGTTGCCGTCCTCGTCAAACCATGCCTCCTTCTTGTCGCTCCACTGGATGTTCTTCTTGGGCAGTATCCAAGCAGCAATCCAATAAGCCTCACACTTGGCCACGTCATAGTCTGGCCCAAACACCTGTGAGGCAGGAAAGATGTCCTCACTACCATCAAACGAACGAACCTTGTACGCCTTGTCGCTTATCTTGCGCATGGACTCCACACGCACGCTGTAGCACTTGGTTCTCATGACTGATAGCCGTTGTATGTGCAAACGTCAATGACTCTTCTCCCCTCACGCGCTCTCTCCTTGCGGTAGTTGTAGTCCATGTGCTTGCCACGGCAATGGGCATACCAACCGAAGCGACCTGCGCCACGGTCGTCAGCAAGGCGGCAAAGTGCAAGTGCCGTCTCTTTGGGAATGTTGACTACTTCAAGGGTGAAAACTTTGTACTCGCCGGCTTTCATGGCTTTGCGGAACGCCTTCTCGTCGCCGACAACTTGAATTGGGTGGCTTTCGCCGATAGGATAGATTGTAAACATTTGTTTGAGTGCAGAAGTTAACGTGTTGCCCCCACGGTTAATTGATTTTGATGTCACAAAGGTAAGCGTTATTTTTGATGTGCGCAAATTTGCGCACAACTATTTTTCAAAATAGGCTGATATTTAACTTTTGTTTTACAATTCAAGCCTGTTTTAGGCAAATTTTGCTCCCGACATTGATGTCGCCAGCAAATAAAACCGTCCCCACTCATCACGAGCGAGGACTGCGCCATTTTAATTCATCTTTTACGACTTGGTGGTTATTCTTCGATGATAACGAAATCAATATCTTCTATAGTCTCGTTGGGGTTGAGGCTCACCACGTCCACCTTTCGGCTCTTGACCTTGTTGGTCTTCCACAGGAAGCCGAGGAAACGCTTATACTTGACGGTCTCCACGATTTTCAGCGATGACCTAGTGCTTAGTGTTCCCATGAGGGTGTCGGCGGCTATGTATCCGTGAATGGAGTACCACCGCTTGTCAAGGTCTATCGCCCTTACTGGCTCCATTATCGTATCTCGCCTGATGATGCTGTCACGAAGCACGGTCATAATGGTGTCATGCGTGTGGGTGTTGACGGTTACAATCCGTTCGATGTCCCTGCCTTTCGTTTTAAGGCTCTCAATGAGCTTCAAGTCCTCCGCCCTATACTTCTTTAACTCGTCAATCGTAAGGCGAATGCTGGCCATTTCTGCCGCATTCAGACCGTCTTTCGTGCGGTAGTGACGCACGCTGTCGAGCAATGCGCCCTTGGTCTGCGTAAGACCCTCGTTCTCGTCCCTCAGCGATGCGATGTGCTGCTGCTGAACCCAGATGATGCAACCGGCAATGACCAGTCCCAAGACTCCTACAAGGTACTTTTTCATGCCAACCGACTCTTGAAGTTCAACCATGCCTCACTATTGTTCATCTTGGTCGTGCTCTTGCCGTCCGAGGTGTAGAGGCGACCATCGTTCCAGCCGACAAGCCCGGGACACAACTTGCCCGAGATGTCGTAGTGACGGACAACTCGCTCAATGGGAATGTTGTACTTCCTCATCAGTATCTTTGCGAGGCGTGCGGCGTTGGCAAGCGCAGCCTCGGTGAACTCCCACCCCTCATGGTTGGGCACGGCTGCCGTGCCTTTCCTCAACGTGGAGCAAATCTCGATGGAGATAGTGTTGCGGTTGGTGGCGTCGGCGATTGAGGTAGCCGATTTCTTGTCGCCTACCGCCCAGCAGTAGTAATTGTCCAAATCGGGATTGAACTGCACCATCTCGGTATCGTCCACGGCAAAATCGGCACTCGCCTTGCGGTTCTCGAAGACGTGCTTCACGGCTCTCGCCTTGCCCGGCGCGGACGAACTGCCGGCGGTGTAGTGAATGGCGAGGTACTTGATTGAGCGACCCGCCAACTTGCTCACATGTACGCTTAACGGCAGGTACACCACACTCGGGTCAACAGCTTTCGTGTCCCTGACTCCGAGCGCAGCCCACGTCCTGGCTCCCACGATGCCGTCGGCGACCAAACCTTTTCCTTTTTGGAAAGACCTCACCGCCGTCTCGGTCTTCGGGCCGAACACACCATCGGCGGTAATGCCTAACGCTTTCTGCAAGGCAACGACATCGTCGCCCTTACTGCCTAACTTAACGGTCTTCATTGTTCTCGTCTTTTAAGTCGGTCAAATCAATATCGAAATGCCGGGCGGTCTTGTCAACCATGATTTTCTGCAACCACCGCCAAAACTTGCTGTCGGCTTCGTCTCGGCAGCTGCTCTCGTTCTCCATGATTGACCATGCCTGCTCGAAGCAGATAACGCCCGTGACGATGTACGACAGCGGTATCTCCACATGGAGGAACACCCAATGCTCGCACAGGAACGCCAGCAGGATCAGCGCAAGCCGCTTGGGAATGGTGGTGGTTATCACCTTGCCGAAAGCGAAGCTCGTGAACTTCGCCGCGGTGCGCTTGGCTTTGTCGGGGTACTTCGCCTTGACGCGCTTGTCGAGTTGGTAAGCCGTCCAGGCGTCATAGACGATGAAGATAATCGCTACAATGATGAGGGGGAACGTCGGCTTGAACTCGCCCACAAGCCAGCCTACCCATCCCCCAATGGCAATGAAGACCGCTTTCCAAAAGTTCAAAAAGTCTGTCATAGTCGTATTTTGTTGGTTGTTTGTCGTTGAAAACCTCATGCTTATTGTGGGTACCAGTGAGAACCTGTCTTGTTCCATGTCACTTTTGCGCATTCATAACTCCTAACTGTGCTTTCTGTAGCCTCATCGTGTAGCGAATCTGCACCTCCAAAGTAAATGTACTGGTAATTTCCGATGCTAACCATGTTGGGGCAAACTTCCCTCCATTTCCCGTCGTCTGGCTTTAGCATAGTAAAATCTATTTCTTTGGGATAAATCTTGTCGCCATCAACAAGATAGCAAGTCCAGAAACACTTTGAATCTGATGCGTTGAAGTAAGTCGGGAATAAGATTTCCCTTCTGTCGTCAATCGCACTGGCCCCAGCGAGGTACAAGTATTTGCCAAAGAATATAGTCGGTGGGACAAGAATGTTGCCTTCAAGGTCGCAATATACGATGCCGATGTACCTATCTTCCCTATTATTGCCATCTCTCATTCTCATATATATTTTCAGCGTATTACCGCGCACGATAATGCTCACCTGGTTATCAAAATAAAACGGATAGCTCTTTATTTTTTCCCAATGCACACCATCTGCTGAGCGGTACATATCAGTACTTGCATGCCAATTTCCCCCAATCATCCTAAATGGATAATCTTTGTCCTGAACTTTAACAACGCATTCACCGATGCAACCACTATTTAGCAAAAGATTAGTTCCAGCGATTGGTGGTTCTATCCCATTAGGGATGCCCCTCACCCAGTTAAAGCCGTCAGTGCTATACGCCATAGCCAGATGCAAGTCTTTGTCGTTGTACGGGTCATTCTGTCCAGCGCACACATAATACATATAGTACATCGAATCATTGACCTTTACCACACTAACATTCCCAATAATACGGTTATCATAGATTGTCGCATTTGCATCATCGGTTGAGATGCAGGGGATGGGTGCATCAACAAATGATGGTGTGTCGCATGTTTTCCCTAAAAAATACTCTGTTTGCTCATTCTTGTCGAAATCCGATAGTGATGTAGGTGCTATTGAGAAAGAGATTGCTGCTGGCGCGTTAACTGCTGTTTCAACCCATGCAATAGCTTTGCAATCAGCTTGGAGCGGCAGCACGGTTGTCCCAATGGGGAGCGCCAATCGCTCTTGATATGCGGATGTGCATTCATATTGCTGGTTCGCTACTGGTGCTTTCGTTGACCGAAGAATAGCAAATGGGATGACCATATTAGACTGTATTCGCACAAATTTTGCGCCAGTCGGTATTTCATCTACCCTTGTTGTCTTGCCTGAAACACGAACCCATTTATCAGGATTGGCAGTGTTGCCTATGAATATGTTTGAATACGCTGTTCCAGAATTGTTGATGTCTATTTCATTTCCCCAAATCGCAAAATCCTCATCACCTATATGAGCCGAAAGTTCACTATAATCTTTATGGATTTGTTCGCTGCTGCTAGTTTTACGTATCGTAATTCTTTCTGGCATATTTGCAAGGGCATCGCCAGTGAAGATGTAGAGAAATTTCGCATCATTCGGCACGGACAATTCACTTGTTTCAACACCTACGGCAACAGTTGCCCTGGTTTCACATCCATCACTGAAATGCACAGTATCTGTTTCTACCGATGTTAAAAATGCGAAATATGTCCCATATGTGCTATTAGCTTTAATTCGTACACTTATAGCGTACTCAAGCGGAAAACATACAGATGCTCTACCAATAGGGGAACTTGACCATGCATTGTTTTGTGCTATGTATGCTCCTATTTGCTGTCCATCATAGATGCCAACCACATCTTCAAAAACAGATTTTTCATCCAAATCATCGAGTTTGTTTCTCTGCAGCTCAATAATTGGCCGACAATTGCCCGAACCTAATACGGATTGCACAAATATATACCTGCCATCTTCTGGGATAGTAATCTCGTTTGTATCGTTTATAGTAATTCTTTCTTCGTAACCAGTTGCGAATGGGATGCTCATATTTGAGCTTATAGACTTGTTAGTTACAACAGCCATCATCGTCACATTATCGCCCTTTTTAATGACGTACTTTTCACCTGGGCTAACAGCCATGAAAAATCCTTTATATGTGCTATGGCTTTGGTATGTATTGTTTGCCGCCATA